GTGCGCCTGGGCGGTTCTGACGCATGTCATTCGTCACTTGACGAACGTGCTGCGGCAGTTTGTTGATTGTAAGTGTTGGACGCGCGTTGATCGTCTGACCCTGCACCGCACCGCGGGTGGCCAGCACGTCAGCAGGCCACTGCCAATGATTGTCAGGAGATCCGGCATAAAAGCGCAGGTCGTCAATTTCGTCTTCGCGTGATTCTGCTAGTGCAGAGACTGCCATGTCCAGTCGCGCACGGGCGACTGTCAATATGTCTGAGTCAGACTTTGGTGGTTTGCCGCCAGCCGCTACATTAGCCGCCGCGACCATTCCGGTTGGATCAGCCATTATTTTTTCTTCTTTTCTGCTTCACGTTTGACTGAATACGCAATGGCAACGGCCTGCTTGACGGGCTTGCCAGCTTTAACTTCAGCTTTGACGTTCTTGCGAAAGGCTTCGGGTGATTTTGATTTAACCAGTGGCATGATTATTTCTTTTTCGCTGTTTTGGCAGACTCTTTAAAATCTTTGGCAGAAGGCGCTGCCTTGCTGCCAGGCTTGTTCATCTTTTCGCCAGAGCCAGCTTTGATGCGTGCTTGCTTTGCGTGAATGTTGGCATAAAGCCCAGGTTTGGTAGCCATATCAACACTTCCATCGTTTAAGAGCTGCTTTAGCGCGTTCGCCATCTTTGGCGTTGGCCGCTACTGCGCCCATTCTTGCACAAAATGAATCCTTGCGCCCCTGATCTGCTTTTGTTTTTGGATTAGGCGCTGGCGCCTTAAGATTGCTGCCAGTTTCTCGATTGTACTTCTCGCGCCCTTTGGCGGTCAAGCCAGCACCTTTGCTAACCGGCAGTTTTTCGCCACGGCCAACGCTTAAGGAGACATTTTTTTTGGTAGCCATGATTATGATCCCATCCAAGAAGTTGCAACAGCCGTGCGGTCAGAATATGCGCGGGTTCTTTCCTTCGCAGTATATTCCCTGTGAGCCACGGGAAACGCAAATGTAACGCATATTGCATCAGCTGCGTCAGGAGATGCAAGGCCCCTAGCCTTCATGTCCTTCTTTGACTCCAAAAATATAGTGCCCCTAGAATCTGGCTTGATCATAGGCGAAACCAAATCAGTTTTCAAGAACCTATCCTTCGGAATACTTGCGGTTCTTAACCATTCCTTCATTTTTCCCCACATTTCGGCCCTTTTATTGCCATACATGATCGGATTTGCCGACTTATTTCCAAAGTTGACACCCTTGATCTTGTACCTTTGCTCTTTCAGGCGGTCAACAATGCCAGCGCCAAGCCCGCCTTCATCGATGACCACTAGGGCAGGGCTGAATTCCTCGATGGCCTCGATGATGTGGCCAACTACAGTCATGGTGTCATCGCCTCGATGCCTGTCAATGCGCACAATGTCGCGCCCTTGCCTAATTGCAATCACCGTTGCGTCAGCACCAAAGCGTGCAGGGTCAACTCCAATGATGATTGGCGCAGTCTGATCCTTGTATTTGGGCCGTGCCATGGCCTCATCCACAATGTCTGCCGGTATGAACTGGTCATCACCCTCAGACGGGAACATGCCATAGACCTCAACATGGGCTTGTGAGCTGTCGGGGCCGTATTCGTCAATAATATTTTGATAGACTTGCTTGTCCGTGCCTTCTACGGTGCGTGCGTCCACCACCTTATTGCTCCAAAAGTCGCGCTTGGAGTTAAAGCACTCATAAAAATAACCAGTGTTTCGGCGTGGATTGGAAAAAGCCAGCCAAAGGCGGTTCGGTGTGTTCTCGGTAAAGAAACCAGCCGTCACAGCCCAGATTGAGTCGTCAATACCGCTGGCCTCGTCAAAAATCACCATCACACCATCAAAGTTGTGGACACCAGCGTAAGCATCTGGGTTCTCTGCTGACCACAGGCGGCCCTCAACAGCCCAATACCGTGTGCCTTTTTTAAGGTCTTTTTCAACCAGTTCAGTCAGCCATGTCGCCGGCGTGATCTTGGTGGCCGCAACCTCAAACCAGTGGCTGTTGATGCTCATGGCCAACCACTTTGTGATCTCGGCCCATGTGACCGCACGCAGCTGGGCTTCGCTGTTGGCCGAGATGATAGTCGTTGAGCCGATGCGTGTGGACAACATCCAGATGGTAAGCCAACTGACTAAGGCAGACTTGCCAATACCACGGCCAGAAGACACCGCACTGCGCAGGGTGTTGAAGTCTACTTTGCCCTGGTTGTTTTTGATGTGCTGGGTGATTTCACGCAAGACTTCGCGTTGCCACTTGCGTGGGCCTTTGAAGTTTTGAAGGGGTGTATTTTCCTGACCCCAAGGGAAGGCAAACAGCACAAACGCCTCTGGGTCATCGGCAATGGCCGGCGTCCACAGAGTGGCCATCAACTCTTGTTCGTCTTCGGGCTTGTAAATTGTGGTTTGCATTGAGGGGGATGGTAATTGATTTTTTGAAAAAATAAAATAAAAAATGTTCGCGGGGCTACCGTTCCTGTGACCTTTTCCCGCCGGCCCTACCCCCTCCCCCATGGCCGGCTGGCGGCCTGTGGGCGCTTGTCCACAGGGGTTTGTCCACAGTTGTCCACAGTTGCCTGTGGATAACTCAAACTGTAATGCCTGAGTAGTATTTTTTCTGTGGATAACTTAGGGTCAACTTAACATAATGGTCATTGTATAAAGTGGACGATGCTTTTCTGCTTTCCGAGCCTTCTTTTCGTTGCGTTTACGCAACGTGCGCGCGTGCGCGTAACCGTACAATTTTTATGCAAAAAGCGCATAACTTTCCCGATTACGCCTGCTTTGCTTCCACATCTACCACGTTACTGTTATCCATCAACACGCGCTGTTTGGCTTGTGTCAGCGCATCCATGACGCTAATCCTGTGATCGGTCACGGCAACATCAATGCGGTCACCGTAGGTTTTCGGTTTAAGTTTTGCAGCAACCCATTTGCGTGCTTCAACTTGCAGACGTTTCTGTTGAACCCAAGCACTGGCCATAGAGCCTTCTAAACCGTCTGGAAGCTCTTTGTCTGACAACTCAATGATTTCCTCTGCCAAACGGTCTGCGCGGTCTTCTACGGCCTTTTCGTAAGCCGCCCTGAACTCTGGGTTGTTCTTGATCATTTGACGCGCCAGCGAGTAACTGGGCATTCCCTCGGTTCTGAGGGTGCTAGTCAGGCTTTTGCCTTCTGAGATGCCGCGCAGGATATTTTGCCAAGCCTCATGTTCTGCCGGAAACAAAGCTGGACGGCCTGGGCCTTCTCTTTGCACTGTCATTTCTGACGCCAAGTTATCAGTCACTTGTAAACTCCTTAAAAAAAGAAGGTACTCACACCAACTGGCGCTTTCCCCGAAGGTGCGGCAATGGCAACTGCGCACACCGTCATGTTATCACCTCGATCTCAACTTTGTACACATTTGGCCCACCAGACCTTTGGTTGTACTGCCACTCAATCATGCTGCTCCCATCATCAACGCCAAGCCAGTCAGCCACACCATCCCTGACCGCTTTGAACCCAGACTGTAGGTTATCCCCATCCAGCTTCCTTGGAGCGACTCTGGTCAGCATCACGGTGACTGGCAATATCTCAACGCCGTAGGACTGTGCAACAGCTGCCAGTGCCATCCTAGTCTTCTGCCGCTGGGTTTTGGTCAGCCTTGCTTTGGCCGCCCAATGCAACCGCATGTTGGCCACTGACACGATCTTCATATCCATCTCAACTTCTATCATCAACCAACCCTCCCCAAAGTGCGGATGTACCGAACCCCTTTATGTACCGAACCTGAACGTATCTGTAGATACGTTCGGTACGTTTCGGTACACCAGAGGGGGGGTGCTTCGGTACATTTCGGTACGTTTCGGTACATTTCGGTACACGGTTCGGTACATTTGCCATGTACCGATGTACCGAACTCGGTACATTTCGGTACAGTTCGGTACTTTTGGCATGTAACAAAGTTACCATTTCGGTACATTTCGGTACAAGTCCATGGTAACTTTGTTTCATTTGACTGTGGTTTTGTACAGTTCGGTACATAATCAGTCCCCACAAAAACACGCAATGGCTTCTTCATTTTGGTCAAACATATCTGTTTGAGCCAACGCATATTTATGCATTTCTGCATAACTTGGCCGGTCTTTGCGAAACTTTGCTCCATCGCCGTAGGTCTTGTTTGAGCTATTGGCGTGTGCTTCCATCTGCATCCACCACAACGCTCTTTCTGGCTTTTCTTTAATCAAAGACTGGATTTGATGTGCTGGTTTTAAGAAACATAAGTCGCAATTGCCGTGCATTGTTACGCCATTGTTGTTTGGCAATTTAAGGTCAAATGAATGACTTTTCCAAAAAGCGCCAACATGTTCTTTGGTTATTCCTGCCGCAACTAGGGGTGTTCTGCTTCGGTCAATCTTGGCTGCCCTTCTTTGTTCGTCTGCACGAATGCCAACCCAATCCATGTTTTCGTTATGTTTCCATCCCAAGGATTTCAAATAATGGTGGATAACACGGATCTTCATGTTGATTGTGCAGATTCTGGCAACTGGGTTTGGAAGGAATGGCTTGCCGTTTTGGTTAATTGAGTCAAAGAAAGGTTCACCATTTCGGCTTGCGGTTTCATAAGAAACGACTCGAAAGCGCTCCTTTGGCACTTCATGGGCTTTGTATTCAAGCCAATTTATCTTGACACCCCAGTTTGTCTCACATGCATGGACAAACTCCAATGTTTCCTCGCACTCTTTGCCAGTGTTAGCAAAACACACGATTGCCTCGTCAGGCAGGCTCATGTCGTGAGCCTCCAAAATGCGATACAACATGTACGCGCTAGTCCGGCCACCGCTAAAACTGATGCAAGTTGGCTCAATAATTTCAAATGGATTGCTCATGCCGTTGTTTCCTCGTTTGTTTTTGGTACGGTTCGGTACATGCCAGCATTCTCCAAAACCATGGATTTCTTGATCAGCGCATCCAAACATTCCTTAAACCGGCGTGAATTCAGACCATGCTCTTTGGCGCTTTCACGCCATTGATCGTAGTCAGCCATGGCCGCAAAACCCTCAACACCTTCGCTGGCTCGTTTGGCTTCAATGGCCACCAGACAGTTCAGCGCAATGCGTTGGTTGCCTGACAGGATCACCCGCTTTTGGATGTTGCCCATTAGGCCGCTAATGTCAACTGCTGTCAGGTATGCACCCTTGACCGCAAGTCCATGCTTGTCTTGGATCGGCAAGTCCACTTGCGTGATCTGGAAGTTCTTAGGCGCAGGCATCTCTGCGTCCTTCATCTTCTTGGACTCAAACGCTATAGTCTTTGTCCCGCTATCCAGCTGGCATCGGTATTCCGCATCCAATGCGCCCTTCAGGGCTGTGCTACCTCTTGACCGATCCTTGTCAGCCACGCCAGAGTGATGCACAACCAGAACGCAGCAGTTCCATGGTTGGCGCAAGTAGGTGTCAAGGTGCTGAATGAACGCATTCATGTCTTGTGTGCTGTTCTCGTCACCCCCATGGTTACGCGCTAGGGTGTCAATGATGATCAATGATGGAACCGTGCCGGCCTGCGCAGACAGCTCTTTGATACTTTCAGCCACCACGGCAGCTTCAGTCGCGTCATACAGCTGCGCCGCACGGTGGCTTTTGTACAGTGGCGCACCGTCCAAGGTCTGGCCGTTGCCGATCTGCCATGCCTTAAACCGCCGTGCCAAGCCATTGTGGCCTTCGCCGGCAATGTAGAACACGCTGCCTTGCTTAACCTCATGGCCATGCCAGGCACGGCCTGTGGCCACACAGCAGGCAATGTCGATGCTGACGAAAGATTTACCGCCGCCTGGATCACCGAACACTTGCGCCAACGAGTCTGCCTCGATGTAGTCATCCACGATCCACTTGATTTGCGTCAGTTGCAGGCTGTCTGCCCGACTAAACTCAAACGCCAGTTTGTCTTTCATTGGCCCTGCCACGCGCTCAATCTGCTCTTTGACGGCATCCAAGCCTTGCAGGCAATGAAGGTCATTGAAGTCTGTAGGCTTATTGTCCACCATGTCCGAATCAGAAAACGATGGGTAAACAATCTCACCAAACACCAATGCCGCAGCTGCACGGCCCTTCGTTACGCCAGGGTTGCCTTCGGTGAACTGGTCATTGTCTGCGCCGATCACAATCTTTGAACCTGGGAACATTTCTTTGGCGCTCTTGGCCACCTTGGCCAAGTTACCGCAGTCAAACGCCACCAGCACGGTGTAGCCAGTCGCCTCATGGATTGATGCACATGTGGCAAAGCCCTCACCAATGAACACGATCTTGCGGTTACCACGCAACTCGTAAAACCCGCCCTCGATCTTGCCGCCTTTTAAGAACCGCTTGTTGCCATCTGCATCAATGGTTTGGTAGCTCAATATCTCACCAGCCTGATTGATCACCGGCACAACTAATCTGCCTGCACGATCAATCTTGATCCCGTTGGCGCCAACATGCTTGCGCACAAGGTATGGATGGTCATTTGACGCATCTGCATACGTTCCCACCTCATCCTCTGCACGCTCGGCGGCCACCGCCTGAGAAGCCAACCGATCCGCATCTTTCTTGGCCTTGACTTCAGCCACCCACTTGTCATGCTCAAAGCGCTCAGTAAATGACATTGCACGGCCAGTATCTGCAATCCATTTGCTCTCAAACACTGGCTCTTTCCAACAGCCGGCAATGCCCACTGGCACTTTGCCACTGGTGTGCAAGATGTACCAACCATCAAGCGCACCCTTCTTGCTCGACACATGCGCCACACGGTGAATCTCACCATCAGCAATGATCTGGTCTTTGATCAAGAGGCCAGCTGCCTCGCAATGCCGGCGAAACGATTCCTCTGGGTTGATCAGGTCTTGGCTCTCTGTGGCAGCCGCAAAACCGTTGGGGAAAATTGTTGTTAAGTTAGTCATTAAATTCTTTCACTGAGTATTGTCCATGCAGTTGCTGCGCACAAAGGGACTTGTCCGTTCCCAATGGCTTTAAGTCTGTCCACTCGAGAGGCCAACCCATCAACCACTCTGTCCACGTTGGGTTCAACTTCCCACCATTGTGCAGACCCGATACCTGTTCCCCAAGATTGCCTTTGCCCCTGTCCCTTAAAGCATGTCGGGAATCTTGCGCTTTTGGCGTTCCCCAAACATGAGTAAATCCACATTCTTTCGCGTCTATGGTTTGCACCAATGTCGGCAGCAGATATAACTCCCCACCGACTGTCATACCCCATTGCGGTAAGGTCTGCAAGGACTCGTTCAAGTCCTCGAGTAGCGAGCATTGGACTGTTCTCCACGAATGCAAATTTTGGTCGAACCTCGCCAATAATCCGTGCCATTTCTCGCCACATTCCTGATCGTTCTCCGTCAAGTCCGTCTCCGTTTCCTGCAACTGAGATGTCTTGGCAGGGAAAGCCGCCCGATACGACATCAACAATTCCTCGCCATGGCTTTCCGTCAAAGGTTTGTACGTCATCCCAAATCGGGAAAGGCGGGAGAAGCCCGTCATTTTGTCGGGCGCACAGTACGCTTGCTGGGTATTGCTCCCATTCAACGGCGCAGACTGTTCGCCATCCAAGAAGGTGTCCCCCAAGTATGCCTCCACCAGCGCCTGCGAAAAGAGCCAACTCATTCACACCACCTCCCGATTTTGCTCTGTGCCACGGCCTTCCAAGTAATCACTCAGCGCCTTAACAGTCTCATACATTGGCTCAGTCTCACCCGACATCAATCGGTAAACCCTCGCCTCATGGATGCCTGCTTTTTCGGCAACTTTCTTTAGATTGGCATCTACCAATCTCAACTTTATTTCTTCCAAATTCAACATAAAAACCACCTTTTCGTAAAAATATTTGCAAAGTGATGGGAATATTAACACAAACCATGCTAAAGTCACACACATGCCAACGAAATAGTTTGTTGGCATCACGCCGCAAGGCCAAAGGAAACACATGAAACACAGCAAATACTTTCACTACCCAGAAGTCAAGAACGCCAAGCTCAACGCCCGTGGCGAAGCAGTCATTGACTTTATTCTCGCCATCGCCATCGGTGTTGGCATGGCCGTCCTACTCGTTGCATGGTGGTCAGCATGAACCCAACACCCGCCTGCCCCAAAGGGCTTAACGAGTACGAAGTCGAAGTCGAAGGTGTCAATCTGGTTTGTTATTTGGAATACACACCAGAAGAACTTGGCTCACGCGACAGCAATGGCTTACCTAATGAGCCTGACTACCCCGAAGATATGGAATTGGTCAATGCGTATGTGAAAGGCACAGACATTGACATTGGCCACTTGCTCTTGCAAGGCATCGTTGACCACATCACAACCACAGCACTTGAGGACTTTAAAAATGACGATTACTGATTTGGTGGCGCAACTGCGCCAGGCTAAACAGGCCGAACTGGACGCCAAGAATGAGCGCCTGCGCATTGAGGGCTTGATCACCGAGCAGTTTGCCAAGCCTGAGAGCAATGAAGGCTCACACAATGACGAAGACTTCACCATTACTTGGAAGCTCAACCGCACGGTCAACACCGATCACTTGGCAGCCGACTATGACGATCTGCCTGACAACGCCCAGCGTGCATTTAGATGGAAGGCCGAAGTCAACTTGGCTTACCTTCGCACTCTCTCCGAAATGGATCCCGCTGCCTACAACAAGGCTGCCGTGTTCATCACTAGTAAACCCGCAAAACCATCCATTGAACTGAAAGACTAACATGGCATTCGATCTATCCTCCATCTCCAAAACCAAACGTGTACGCTCACCCAAGATTGTTGTGGTTGGCCAAGGCAAGATTGGCAAGACAACCTTCGCGGCCATGGCGCCCAACGCCATTGGCATTCTGACCGAAGACGGCGCTGACGCTGTAGACGCAAACGCTTTCCCGCTGGCGTCCAGTCTGCCCGAAGTCTATGCTGCCATTGACACGCTGATCAACCAAAACCATGACTTCCAAACGCTGTTCATTGACTCGCTTGACTGGCTCGAACCTATGATTCAAGAGTATGTGTGCAAGCAGAACAACTGGAAAAACATCGAGCAGCCAGGCTTTGGCAAAGGCTATGTGGCCGCCGCTGAAGAATGGCGCAATTTGCTCTCTGGCCTTGAGGTCTTGCGTTCTGCCAAGGGCATGGGCATCATCTTGATTGCGCACGACAAGATCAAGCGCATTGAAGACCCGCTGACCGAGGGCTATGACAGCCATGTCCTTAAACTGCACGACAAAGCCGCTGGCTTGGTGCAAGAATGGGCAGATGTCATTGGCTACGCAGGCTACCGCATCTTTACGAGCAAGACAGACGCAGGGTTCTCTAAGAAGGAAACCAAGGCCACCACCACTGGTGAGCGCATCTTGCATGTCGAACCCCATCCGGCTCATTGCGGTGGCAACCGCTTTGGCCTTCAGAATATGCCGCTTGACTGGACGGCATTCCAAGCAGCGCTTACCCAAGCGCAGTCTTGATCACCCCAGTTCGTAAAAACCAAAGGAAACACAATGGATCACGAATTAAGTTTGGAAATAGACACAGAAATTGACGAAGGACGCCTAGAAAAAATTGTTCTCGCCTATGCAAAACAAGTATCTGGACACGACTTTCAACATGTTTTTTTTGATATTAAAAAAAATATGATCAAAAAAGTTGTAGTTTATTCAAACATCAAACCACTCTAAAACACAGAAAGAAAATCATGGCTCAGTTTAATTTTGACGCATCCCAAGTCGCCCCCCAAGCATCTACAGGCCCACTGCCTGCTGGCACATACCTGGCACACATCACCGAGTCCGATGTGCAGCCATTGAAGTCTGGCAACGGTGAGGGCTTGAAGCTGACTTTTGAAATCATGGATGGCCAGTTCAAAGGCCGTAAGGTTTGGGAGAACCTCAACATTCGCCACAGCAACGAAGACACACAACGCATTGCACAAAGCCAGTTGTCTGCGCTTTGCCACGCTGTGAATGTGATCAAGTTGATGGACACTGCCGCCCTGCACTTCAAGCCAGTTCGCATCAGCGTGACTGTGCGCGAGGCACAAGGCCAGTACAAGGCCAGCAACAACATCAAGGGCTATGAGTCTGCCGGTGGCTTTAGCGCACCAGCTGCTGCACCCGCGCCAGTAGCCGACACGCCTGTATGGCCAACAGCCGAGCAAGAAGCCGCCAAGTCCAAAGCACCCGCATGGGCACGGAAAGGCTGACATGGCCTTGCTACCACAATCAGTTACTGATCCTGTGGCCGATGCCATCTTTGCCTACTACAAGGCAAAGTATGGCGCGGAAGCGCAGCGCCCTTACC